ATAACGATGAAATTAACGCGGGTTTCTGCTGTAGCAGCAGCGTTTGCGGTGATGGTGAAACTGCCGGCAGCGGCCACAACAAGAACGGTTTTCATCGTCGTGTCGTTGGTGGCGACGGTGGCGACGATCACGCTGGCCGTTGTCACGCGGTTGTCTGTGACCACGAGCGAGGTAGCGCCAGCGGCGAAGTTCACGCTGCCGCAGGTCTTGTTGATCGTCTGCGCGCCAGTTGTGCCGGCAGCGGTTACGGTTTTATCGAGGATGATGTCACCGTAAATCTGCGTTTTGGTATTGCTCGATGCGCCGATGCAGGTCGTATTACTGCCGATGCCTATGGCGTTATAGCCGAAGGCGTTTTCTGCTGTTACGCCATCAGCGGAGGCTTTAGTCCCTGTACCGATGAATGTGCAGTTGTTCGGCGTAGTTAGCTCGGTTGTCCCGTCTGCCAAAAAACGGCCAGCGTTCACTCCAACGTTGCTGTTGTTGCTGCCGGTCGTGATGCCGTATCCGGCGTTCCGGCCAACGTTGCTGTTGCTGTAGCCGGTCGTGATGCTGCGGCCAGCGTTCGCTCCAAGGTTGCTGTTGTTGCTGCCGGTCGTGATGCCGTATCCGGCGTCCCGGCCAACGTTGCTGTTGTAGTAGCCGGTCGTGATGCCGTATCCGGCGTACACTCCAACGTTGCTGTTGTTGATGCCGGTCGTGATGCCGTATCCGGCGTACACTCCAACGTTGCTGTTGTTGCTGCCGGTCGTGATGCTGTTGCCAGCGTTCACTCCAACGTTGCTGTTGTTGCTGCCGGTCGTGATGCCGTATCCGGCGTCCCGGCCAACGTTGCTGTTGCTGTAGCCGGTCGTGATGCTGCGGCCAGCGTCCCGGCCAATTGATATATTGGCACGCGCTAACGACTGTCGTATTTCAATGCCGGCTGAGCCGCCTTCAGTAAATCGCATTGCTGCCGGGAATGACCCAAGCGTTACCAACTTCAGGGATACTGAATCGACGGTCCCGTTGAAATCGGTCGTCGGCGTTATGGCCAGAGATACCGTCCCTGTCGCCCCGGCAACGACCGTTCTTGACAGGGTTGATGTAAATGCCGTTGAACTCCCGCTTTCGATCACACTGACAGCGCCTAGAGCCACGGCAATGCTTCCAGCCGTGCGCCCCGATATTGCGATTTCTAGTTGGTATGTGGACCCGTTCGTAACCGACTCATCCTGAGCCAGCGTAGCGGTATTGCCGGCTGTATGCAGTGCTCCGCCAGCTGCCCATGACCAGCCAGCGCCGGCCGTCCATCCTGACAAATCGCTGGCGAATGTCCAATTTGTGATGAGCTCACTGCCGAGCGTCGCAGTAGCTTGCGCGTCGGTTGGACCGGCCAAGCTGTACTGCCCGAGCGTTCCGGCTATCGTGACAAGTCCGGTAGCAGAGACCGTTGTAGATACGTATCGAGACTTTGTGGCCGGATTCATCTGGACAATCTCACCAACAACGCCGATGGTGTTTCGATCAACTCGGTAAAACCCTGCATCTGGCGGAGGAGTTGCGCTTGTCGGTATCAGTTGATCGGCCTGAATTGGTTTGTTTCTCATTTGATTGCCTTTGATTGGTTATGCGAGAGGCGACACGTCAAGCGAATTGCCTTCCCTGATCCACTCTTCGTTGCGCATGCTCTTCTTCTCGCCGAACTCTCGCACAAACTCTGCAAGCGCCGCCGCCGCCTTGGTCGGATTGAAGGTGTCCGCGTCTTGGCGCATATAGGCTCGATACAGCATCCATTGCACCAGCCCAAGATGCGACTCCGGCCTGATTTCCGGCTCGTCGTTGTCGTCAACCAAGTCGGCAAGCGGAAGCCTGCGAACGGTCAATTGAATCTCGTCTGCGGCAGTCGGAGTTGGATACAGGCGAATATGGCCTGTCTGGTAATCCGTGACGTAGGCAAGCGGCTCGCCCGTCTCGGATTCCCACTGCTCGTTATTGCGGTCCAGTTGAGCGACGGTTATCGGATAGATGCGCCGGCCAGCAACAGACAATCTTGCGCGCCGGATCTCAAGAATCCGGCCGTCAAGCTGTAGCAGGTTATCTCCTGCGCCGAACGAGATGGAGCAAAACGGCGAGGAAGAATCAAGAATCAGCGCGCCTCTGCGGCAAGCCTCTTGTTCTGCTTGTGATGCAGCGCGAGCGAGAAAAGCGTCTGTCCAGAATGGCGTAATCGCTTCGTCTGCGGCTTCCCACCGGAACTCGTCAATCAGGTCGCGCAGATTCATAGCTTGTTACCGGCTGCCGGCGAGAAGCGACTGCAGCCAGGCGTGACCACGCGAACCGCTTGGGTCCGACAGGATGGCAAACGGATAGCGCAGCGCCCGGTGCGGCGTCATCTTGTTGAACTCGGATTCTCCGGCGCGCTCGTCGAGATTCTGCTTGTAGGTGGTTCTCGTACTGCGTGCAAGAGCCTCAACAAAGCACCTGCGTACAACTTGTTCAACGCCACGACGGAACATCTGGCACCGACCATTCACCCACGTTGGCACCCACGGGTCATCGGAGTCGTCATTCGAGTCGTGAACAATGACGGTCAAATGCTCGTTCATGAAACGCTCTGTGTCGACTTTGTCGCCGGTCAGTGGCCGCTCAACGACTTCGATATTGACACCGCTGCCGATCTCATCGACCTGGAACGGCTCCTGCTTTCCAAGGTACTGTTCTGCTGCTTCAAGCGTCTTGCGTGGTCGTCCAATGGTCATGCCTGTTTCCTTTGGTGAAAGAATCCGGGCGGCGAATTAGTCGCCCGGTGTTGGCTGTTAGCCGATGGCGCGCCAGTAGATAACTTTGCTGGCAAGGACGGCGGCTAGCGTGGCGTCCTGAAGGATGCGGAAGCCGAGCTTGTCGACCACGACAGCGGCGGCAGTAGTATCGAGCGTCTTGTCTCCGGCAGCCACCGACTTGAGGCATTGCGCCGACGTAAAGCCCTCTTGCCACTCGACGGTGATGCGGTCTGTCAGATTCAGCCAGTAGATGTAACGCGGCTGGAATCCGCACTCGATGCGCGTGTAATCCGTGGTGGTAATTGCGGTAGCGTCGTAGGTGATTTTTCCGGCGGCAAATTGCCCGGTTGCCTGGTCGTTTGAAACTACGCGGGTTTGGCCCGCAGTGTTGTCAGCCATTGTTTATTCCTTTGTGTTTTGCTGCCGCCCGTTTGCGATTGAGCGGCAGCGTGTCAGTCAAATGTGCGGTTATGCCAGGTCGTCAACGCCGGCTTCAACGACGGCCATCCAGCCTTCGTTGAGCAGCTTGCACGTGAAGTAGAACTTGGCGCCGACGAACCCTCGCTGGCCGAGCGGGTCGGACTTGGACTTCTCGCCCGGTGGAATCCACGTCGGATCAAGCGAATTGACGCCACGCAGAGCTACCTGGCCCCACGCTTCCTCGCCGCAAATGATGTACGGGTAGACGTCCACCTTCGTGCCGCTGGTATATAGGCCAGTGACACCGACCGGCGCGCCACTGTCGGTATATGGCGCAAGGTGCGGACTGGTGATGAACCGGAAATTTTCGCAGCTACCGATCTCGTTCTCATTGACCGGCTTGCGCGTACCGTACTCGCTGACGTGGACGAAGCCGGAAAGACTGCGGATGTCGGCTTCGCAGTCGGTGTGGCAGAAGACCAGATACGCAGCCTCGACCGGCGTGGTGCCGATATTGACGGACGGCGAGAGGACGCCGGTAATGCGCCGCGCAGAGTTGGCCTGCAGGACGCGAGACACTTTGCGGGCGATGTTTAGCGTGAACGCTTCATCGACCGTCGCGCGAGAGTTGCCGCCACTGTAGAAGATGTTGGTGCCGGCCTGCAGGACGCCGTAGCGGACCATTTCACGGATGAGAGCAACGCGCTCGCCGCACTGCTTCTTCATCTCGGCAGGCACATCTTCCTCGTAGGTGTCATCGACCACATCGCTGACCTGATAGAGGCAACCATACTGCGAGAGGGTCGCTTCGATGTTGTCCGGAACCAGCGTGTCTGCGGTCGGAGCGACGCCTTCGGTCAGCACGTGCGCCGCTGAATCGACCACCCAACGGTTCTTGGTGTTCTCGTTCGTCGCCAGAGCGCCATACGGGCGATAACGCCGCATCGAGACGGTCTTGCTGTTGTTCTTCGGAATGCTCTTCTGCAGCCCGGTAATGCCGAGCACTTCTTGAGGGGCGGCGTGCTTGAGAATTTCTCCCTTGAGTTTCCCGATTCGCTGGGCGGGAGAGGCGTAGGTAAATGATGCCATGTTGAATTCCTTTTAATCTGTTGGTTTATCTGCCGGAGTTGAAAGCCGCGATCATGGCTTCCTCTTCCGTCATGGCGTGCGACACCTTTCCGCTTCGTGCGTCAGGGACAATCGCCGCGTCTAGTCTTTGCCGGTTTCTGGTCGTCTTTCCGATAGCCGCTGAATGGCTGTTGAACCCGTTGATAATCCCCCAAAGTTCTGAAGGATCGACCGTGTTCTCGTAAGCAGTGCGGGCGCGCTCTGGCTGTGTCGCAAGCCAAAGCTGGAAGTCCTGCGACTGCACTGTTTCTCTCCAGCCGCTATGCGTCGCATCCATCACGGCAATGCCGATGGCCTTTTGAATCTCGTATGGATCAGGCGATGCCGACGCAGGCTGCTGATACTGCTGTTCCTGCGGTTGCTGCGTGTAGCCATGCTGCTCAAGAATCTCCTGCGCCATCCGTTGAGCCTTTTGCTCAATGGTGGCCGGAAGCTCCGGATAATCGGCGGCCAGCGACTCGAAAAATGAATCGTCTAGTAGCTCGTTGTCGTTCTGCTGCTGCTTAACTGCCGGCTGCTGCCGCGTTTGCCGCAGTTCGATCATCGAGCCATTTAACTCGCCAATTTTTCCGTGAGCCTTGCGCAACTGTTCTTCGATCGCATCCACTCTGGCAGCGCGTTCGAGCAGGGTCTTGACCTGTGACTCGCGCAGCCCGCCAAAAACAACCGGGTCTGTGTCGACTTCCTCTGACTTGGCTTCTTGCTCGCCTTCGCCATCGGAAATGCTTTCGTCTTTCGGCTTCTCTTCATAGACCGTCAACTCGGGCTCTTCGCCGGGGTTTAGCGTCTGATTGAATGCCGACTCGACTTCTGCGTCGAATTCTTCCTGCGTTTGTTGTGGCTGTTCTTGATCCATTTATCGTTACCAGAAATAACCGTACTGCCAAAGACAGAGGGGCTTATTGCTCGTCTGTCACCTTGTCCGGGTCTTTTGCAAGAGCCAGAAAATCCTTTAGTTCCGCAATCCTTCCGCGAAGCGTTGCGGTCGCTGTCTCGCTCAGATAACCGTCGTTTTGCCTACGGAAATAGTCTAAGCGCATGGAAATACGATTCTCCATAGCTTTCCACGTGGCACTTTGGAAGTCAATTTCGCTATCATTCATAATCAGCGCTCTCAATCCCTCGGTTAATACCAACACCAGGATTTGGCGGGGTCATGGGACTGGTGTTTTCCTGAATCGGAATAGATGGCGCATTCGCTGGCGCGATGATCGGCGCCGCGTCGGCATCAACGAACCCGGCTGACATGAGAATCTGGTCAGACGACGGCGCGATGAGAGGATTGCTGGCGACGAGGTTCGCCGCAGTTGTTGCTGAATACATGCCTTCGACGTTCTTGGTCACTGCCGTCGCCTCTGCCACCTTGGTCTGAGCGGCCGTTAGCGCCACCCTGGCCTGTGTCAGCGGGTCTGGCTTCTCTTGCAGCGCCGCCTTCTCGTCATCGTCGTACTGGACGCGCTTGGGGTCGATCTGCTTGCCCTTCAGCAGCTCTTCGGCCAGTTTCTTCGGTGAGATTTCATAGGCAGGATCGCGGCTGACGGTGAGCAACTGCATCAGGAACTGCTGCTGCATGTCACGAGCAACCAGGGCTGACGACGCGCGCACCTCGATGTTGAAATCGCCCTTGATGTCTTCGCGCTGCGAGTGCTGCATCATCCACTCGTAGTATCGGGTGATGTGCGGTTCGGTCACGTAATCGTCCATGCGTTTAGCGATGCGCCGCAGGATGGATGACGAGTTATTCTGCGCCATCTCCATTCCGCCGAGCGTATCCGGGGAGTCTCCGCGGATGCCCTGGAGCATGGCTGGCATACCGGTTACGTCCTCCGCGACCTTCATTGCCCATTGAACGATGTTCATGAGTTCGGCTTGCACTGATGGCGGCACGAACGCC